GGTGCGACTGGCCCCGCAGGTGCTACTGGTGCGACAGGTGCTGCGGGTGCTACTGGTGCGACAGGTGCCACTGGTGCTGATGGAGGAATGGGTACACAGACTTCATATTCTCCATCAATATATGCGGGTTCAACAATTGGAGCGGGACCAGGGGCAACACCAAACTTTAGTTTTACTTCAGGCAAAACAGCATCAAGTGACCAAACAGGTTCCTACGCAACAAGTGGAAAACTTGTACAATTTAGTGCAACAATTACGTGGAACAATGTTTCTAACATGTCTTCTATTACAACAAAAATTGCTGATGCAGACATTACATCTAAACCAGGATTTTATATAACACTTCCAGCAAATGCTGCTCGCACAGCGTTTGTTTATGGTGGAGTTACGATTGAAACTTCTGGTGGAAACGGAACAACCCTTGCGGGTGCAAAATATGAAGCCGTTATTGGAAGAACAGTTGCTGGTTCTGCTAATTTATATTTATTTACAAATGAAAAAGAACCAAAACCTTTTGACTACGAACGTCCATTTGGAAGTGGTGGATGGGCAACTAGTAAAGGTAGTTTTATGACATTTAGTGGAGTATACGAAAAACAATAACTAAGCAAATGATATAATATATTTAAAGGCAATGGAGTGAATCCACTAGGGTCACCCCACGCGCTGGTTCTGTATCACGCGCAGAGATAGAACCCATCTAATCTAAAAATGTGATATAAAAACTTGCAATTTCGCTTATTTAGATGGTTTAATAAGTGACTATGTTTATCTTCTTAATTATATTAGCAGCACTAATTTTTCTTGCACATAAAACAGTTATGAACGCTGTAGAAAAATATAACTATGGACACAGTGTTTGCGAAGAGTGGCGCGAGTTTGAGCGCCAGTTCCAGTACGAGGATGCTTTTAAGTTCTAACTGAACGCTTCTCTTGACGAGCCAAGAGCCAGTCAACCAATTCATCAAACGGTCGGATATACTGCTTTGGGCACAATAGCCATGTTTCTTCAATCTGGCGATACTTGTCAAAACCAGTAAACGGGTACCAATATTGCTCTGTTGACGTTGGAACAACAAGTATTTCTTTGCTCACCTGAGAAATTAGGGCAACCGCAAGTGGCTTTTCCGCTTTTGCATACCATCCAGAACGGGTATCCACGATAATGCTATTACGGGAGAAATCGCTTGGGTCTGCCGTAAAGTTCTGTCCTTGAGACTTGACCTCAAGACAGCCAGGCATATTGTTGAATTCAATGTCTTTTTCAAACTTGGTCATGTAGTCGCGCTCTTCATCTGTTTTTGCAATTTGCACTTCATTTGCATAGCAAATAATCCCAAAGTTATTCAAGCGTTCAGCAACAACTTTTGCCCACTTCCCACCAATATGGTATGACTTCTCGTAATTGAATTGACTCATTACTTGCTAATCATAGCAAGAATTTGTGTCTTTCCTTTTGCTCCAACTTCACGTTTTACCATTTCTCCATTTTCAAATAAAATTAAAGTTGGGATACTCATAACATTATACCTTTGCGCAATGTCACCATGCTCATCAATATCCAATTTTGCAATCAAAACAGAATCCGAATGCTCTGCATCAATATCCTTCAAGACTGGGGCAATTGCCTTACATGGTCCACACCATTCCGCCCAGAAGTCAACGAGTACTGGTATGGGCGATGTCTTAATAACTTTTTCAAAATCTTTGCTATTTAAATGGACAATCATTACTCCGCCTCAATAAAGATACATTCGCCTGGACACTCTTCTGCTGACTCAACAACATCATCAAGTCTGTCGTCTGCGAATGAAGCCAAGCCAGCCGCGCCTTCTGGGTTCCCCACAGCGGCCGCATAAATCTTGTCCCCTTCTCGCACATACGCAAGACCGTCTGGCATCATATGAAACACATCTGGGGCTATCTCGGCGCATAGTCCATCTCCAGTACATAGGTCTTGGTCAATCCAAACGCGCACTATTTTCCTTCTAGATGGTCAGGGATTCCATTTCCGTCTTTGTCTTCTTCGGAGTTACGGCCAGTTGAAATCATTAGGCCTGCAAGTGTACCAGTAATAAACGTGGCAACGCTTGAAAGAACGCCAAAGAACATCTTGTCGTTTTCGGCCTGAGCACCAATCGGTTGTGTTACGAATACAAGTGCCCATAAAACACCAATAGTTGTAATCATCAATACGAAGCCGAGCATGCAGCCAATAACAAATTTTAGACGGGCGTCAAGTTCTGCTGATGTAAGACGTTTTTTCACGGTGCGGTTGTCTCCTGTGTTGGGGCGATTGTTGTTTCGCTTGGATTGAATCCAAGAAGGTATTCTGTGCAGTTTCCATCTACTTTGCATCTCGGTAACTTACAATCCTCACTGGCCCAATTGTCTGGGTCTTGACATGAATAACGGTAACCGCCTTCGTATCCGCACGAAGCAAAAGAAAGTACAAAGGCAATAGGCGCGATAAACTTAGCAATCTTACGCATACTATGCCTTATGGGCGATATACGCGCTCGCTGTGGCACTTCCCATACCAGAATCATTGAACGCTTTTGAGAACTCTTCTTTGCGTGCGCTTCCATCAACCTTATTGAAAACGCTATTAATTTCTTCAACACTGAGTTTCCCATCATCAAGAAATGCGCGCGACAGGCCCTCAATTACAGTTGCTACGCCAGCAATTCCAGCCATAAAGATTGCCTTCCAAAGAGGAACTCCTGCAATTGTTCCAGCGCCAATAACGCCCAATCCAGATGCTGCAAATGTTGCCATGATGCGCAAGACGATACTTTTAACCTGTTCCATTACTGTTGCGCTCTACCCTTTTTATCTTGATGAGTACGCAAAGGATGCCCTAGTGGGAGGTATTGACGGCGCTTCCCAGCCTTTGTTCCAGGAACAATCTCCACTTCACCAGTAAGAGGATTTTTGCGCGTGCGGCCTTCTCCAGAACCTGGTTTGCCTTTTTTCTGTTTTCCCATAGAGATAATAATAATCTTTTGAGGAACTGAAATGGTTTAGGCTAGAAAGGCAATGTATCCTGCGGGAATTCGCTTTCAATGACCGCTGAGTTGCCTGATTCAACCACCTTGAACCCATCTGAGCGCTCCAGGACCATGTGAACGTAGTTATGCAATCCCCAGTTTTCAACTAGATTGCGAATTACTGATTCAGCAGCCAGGGTTGAGCATGTGTATAAGTCAAACTGCACAAACGGTGGGTTTGTTTCATCCCAAACGTGCATTGCAATATGCGAAGTCTCAATCAAGCAACCGACCGTCATTCCCCTATTACCCTCTTTGGTGACATAGGCAGCAATCGGTCCAGCGGCAATTTTCATTCCAATTTCCTCTACGAGTTTTTCAATCCATAGAAGAGCAGCACCTTTATCCATCGGCGGGTTGCTCATGTACCCATTTAAGAGTAGATGATTATGTAGTGCCATATTAAAATCCGTTCTGTATGAGCCAGTTCTGCTCTTCCCTATTGACTATTTGATTATAGGTGTTCGTAGCCCTGCTATTTGCGAGGCCAACCCTGTTATGTCTGATGTTGAACCGCCTTCGGATTGCATCTCTTTGCCTCTCCGTGAACCCACCCCAAATGCCAAACGCTTCCCACTGTACCGAGTACTCCAAACACTTCTTTCTGACAGGGCATGTCTGGCAGATTTCAATCGCTTTTTTCTGGTTATCAAGTTGGTCCTTATTCATTCCAAAGGTCGGGAACCACCATGATGTATCGTAACCAGAGCAAATACCTCCTTCTGGGGGGAACGGTGCGGCATTCCTATTTTCTGAAGCAATTGCTCTTTGTGTTCTGGAATAAACGTCTACATCAGTCATTTGTTTCCTATTCGTTTAGTACTGGCCGTTGTAAGACCAGTTATGTCTTTCCTTGAGTAACTTAATTGCAATAGAGAATATCAGGTTCTCATCAAAAGTAAAAATCCGCTGTGAAAGAAAAATCTGGTGGATATGTGAATGGCTAAACTCTGGACACTCTTGTGGGTCCACTGCATTTGACTGTAATACCTGGGCGATAACTACGGCAGTTGCGTAAACGCGTTGCCAGTATCTTGGGTCATCGCCCTCTACAGAAAAGGGGCCGTTACTCGTTTCTCATAGAGACTGCAGACCATTTCCCAAGTCTCATTAGATGGTGGCCCAGATTCAACGTGTGTAGCGACAGACATGCGCTGCTTGCTATCAAATAATTTTGCATCTCTGAGAGAAATACCAATCTCCTCAAGTGCATCAACAATTCTTACCGACTTAAGAAGGCGATGCTGGTGTTCGTACGGATTCTCTAATTGCATCTATTCCCTCAATCATTGTTTAATTCTTGAACCGCCCTTGCGAGTTCCTGTTGAAGACATTAGCAGTGTTTCGGTAAACTTCCAAATCTTGTTGAGCCTCATTTAACTGCTGATTCAATACACCAAGGCTTAATCCAGCCAAAGTAAATAAAACAACGAACAAGAATGCACAAAGCCACCCGACTATGGCAACCAAGATTAAAAGGAAAGTCATTCCAGCGGTGCTCGCCCACCAGCGATAATTTTGCGCGCAAGCGCAACCATCTGCTGGATTAAAGGTTTTGACACCTTCAACTCTTCGGCAATCTCAAAATATGATAGCCCATCTTTATCTGGTCCACCAAATTCGCAAGATTCTTTAATCGCCAAAGCGCGCGCCTCAATGATTTGGCGGCGCAATTCAGCCACTGCTGGGAGCATTTCTGAATGAAGTTTCTTTGACCGCTTTACTGGGTCTGCTTCACGCAATATTTCTTTAAGTTTTGCCTCAATCATGTTCACTCCAACTCGGTTATTTCCATAATGATTTTAGATTCTCCAGATATTACTGGTGCCTCAAAAGTGAGACGCCTTACAATGTCTGGACCATCTTCCCAAAGTATACCAGCATCAACAAGTCCATCTATACAGGCCTTCGCTACGGGGAAGTGTCCGCCAGTGTCTGCCCTACCTTGACGATTTCTTCGGTGCGGAGTGAACGTTATTTCAACGGCTTTAAGTTTTTTTGGTATTTTTCTTGCTATTGCCACTGTTGCCGTTGCGTCGCGCCACTCTTTTACAAGTTTTGCTCTTTGCATGTGGTGAATTGTGCGCTCTTTATTTAGCGTCCAAAGTTTCTCTCCCCACACTTCAACAACAAATGTGCGTAACTCTTTAGGCTGCTTATTTTTCTTTGGAGGCATAGATTCCCACAAAGTTAAGGTTTTGCCAGAATGGCTGAACTGTTGTAAATCCAGCCTCTTTTAGCAACCGAATGTTTTCTGATGTCCGCAGCGGAACGAGAATATTTTCAAGCGATGCACGTTTTGCCGAAATTTGCTCATCGGTATAGTGGTTATCTTTTTTCATTTGAAGATAAACATCAACAAGGTGCTCTTGTGCAACATGGTTTTCACCAAGAACCTTTTCAACCAAAATAAAACATCCGTTATGCGTTACAGAGTTATAAACCTGACGCAGCAATTCCTGTCGGTACTCAATGGGCACAAATTGTAAAGTGAGTATTGACAAAACGATGTCATACCTAAGCCGCGTAAGTTCCACTTCCTTTAAGTCGGCATGAACTATTGAGACAGTATCGTCTATGGAAAATCTCTGCCTTGCTCTGGTGACCATCGCAGATGAGTAATCAATGCCCACATAAGAAAGGTGAAGAGAACCACTAAATTTTTGCTGCATCATGGCAATCATCTCTCCATGTGAGCAACCCATATCAAGAATGAATCCGCCATTGGGCACGATTGGTTCAACCATACGAATTACGGCACTGCGCATTTCTTCATACCCTGGTATTGAACGGCTCAGCATGTCGTCAAAAACAACTGCAACGCTTTCATCAAATGACCATTCTGTTCCAGCAATTATTTCATCTTTCATAGTTCTATTCCCAATCTTTGTGAAAATGCTGCTTTTGCTTCCTTGACCATTCCCAATCGCCTACCGCCTGGATGCGGAAGGTCAAATTCAAATTCAATTGCTGCTACTAAATCTTCTTTACTAATCGGGCGAGGGTTTATTCCTACCGCTTGAACAAGTCCGTTTTTGGCGGTATTAAATACTTCCACAGTTTTAAAACCATTTAAAACGAGTTCCTTAAATTCAATTGGCGTATGGTATTTCTGGACTTTTGGCTTTGCTGCCACATCGGCAACAATTATTCGCGGTTCATAATCAAGCGGGAAGCCACCACTAATGGTGTCGTGACCCTTCTTGACATCGCCCTGTGCGTGGTTATGCCACCTATCGGATTCGCTTGATATTGCAGAGGTATAGAACTTGGTTGTTGGAGAACAAAGAGAAGCAACAAGATTCACCACATGCACCCTGTCTTGGTAAAATGGAATGCTATTAAATACGCTTGACATGAATATTGAAGACCACTGTGTCCCGTTTGCGACGCGCTCAAGAAACCTTGCCGTGAGTGCTTGTGCCCCCTCAGTATCAATTGTTTCGTTGTCTGGGCCCAGAAGGAATGGCTCAAACGGTATTGCATCAACGCCCATGTTCTGAAGTATTTCTGTTTTATCGCAAAGTCCAGCACCAAAATCAATCACGGTATTTCCGTAGTACTGTTTCCATAACTCAATATGTTTTGGGTCATTGAGGTGAAATGCTCCGTTGCGGTTTCCAGATGATACAAAATTACGCAGGAAGTCTTCCAAAAATGTTGGAGTAAGAATTGTTTGTTTTTGGTTTCGTCGCCTAAAAGAGTTATGCCTGAGTAGGTCTGCGTAGCGCTCTTGGATGTCAAAGTCCATTGAAAGTAGGTTCATCATTGCCTTGACTTCTTCTTTTACGCTTGATGGAACAACCACACAGTCAATAAAATCAATATTCTCCATTGCGGCAAAGGTTAACCGTGCCCTTCCATTGAGTACCTCATTCTCTGGGGTGCAGACAATTGGCATTGAGGGAAGGCCCTTGGAGCGAAACTGACCAGCCATCATTAGTGCATGGTTTTCTGCCCATCTCTCATTTAACTGTATTAATCTCAGGACTGATTGTGGCTTTGTTTTTAGTACTGGATACCACTCTGGCGTATCTACCTCAATGTCTGGCAGGGCTGTAATTCGGTCAAACAAACCTTCCATTGAAAAAAGTTGCTCCCGCATGTCGGCAGACGACTGATTCTTATAAACATCGTTTGTGGCACGATTGTAAAGAACGTTTATGCCCATACGACGCTCTACTGGCATCTCGGGTGTTCGTACTACGGGAACCATCTTTGCGCCCATCCTGGAGGCAACCAGGTGCCTCTGGTGACCGCTTAAAATCTCGCCGTTTACATCCGCATAGATTGGTAGCAGCCAGCCAAATTTGCGCAGGGAGAGTTCAACCATGTTGAGCCTTTCGGGGTCTGCTTTTCTTGGGTTGTAGGCAGACGGCCTAAGTTCATCAATTGAGACTAGTTTTGCTTTCATTGCTCCGTGCGGCGGGCGCTCTTGCGCTTTGAGCGGCGTTGGCGCGTACTCACCCATGAATCATCTGGGATATTCAGCATCTCTCCTATGCCGCTGCAAACTTCTTCATAGGAGAATCCAAATGCTTTGAACATTTCTTCTTCCCATGCATCAAATTGCTCGCGGACAAATTTAAACTCCCACCTTCCAATAATCGCAGTGATATTCCTTTGAACGTCATCATCTTCTTCTTTTACTGGAGCGCTCTTGATGCCCCACCCAGCAACATCGCGCAGAAGGTCGTCTACTGCATCTCCGTCATAGCCAGTCCCCTGAAACGATGTCATTCCGCGCAGCATTTCTGCTAATTCAACATGGTCATAAGTGCCAAGGTCTGCAGTTTTATTGTCTACTAAAACAATTCTTGCTGCTGCTTCATCGTCAACATCAACAAATGTTGCTGCTATTTCTTTCCAGCCCAGCATCTTTGCTGCTTTCCATGTATGGTTACCAACAAGGATTGAGTTGTCAGAATTATTTACTACTATCGGTCTGAACTGACCATTCTCGCGCAAACTCTCTGCGATACTCCCAACGTCACCCTGACGGGCATTCATCGGATATGGGAACACGCTGTTAATGTCAACATTTGTTGTCCCAGCGATAACGGATTTCATTCCAGATTTTTCAACCGTCTTTTTGCGGACTGTCTTTTTGCGCGCTTTTGGAGGACTGGCAACAGCGCCACTCAGATTTAATCTGCGCTTTAACTCAACAACAACTGAATTGTCATCTCCGTAGGCCTTCATAACATCACTGGCCCAATTTTCATACACGTCGTCGTCAACCATGATTCTGTATGAGCCAACGCAGACACGGATTTCTTCTCCAACCTTGCCAGTTCGCTCTGATTCTGGCGCGGTGAACTCACCAGCACCATCAAGAAGCGACTGCAATTGGTCAACATCAACTTGATTAAAACCAGTTCCATCAAGACTTGATAAAGATTGAAGAAGTTCTAATAATCTAAAATCATCATATGAAGAAGCATCTGAGGTTCTGTTGTCTGCAAGGACAATCTTTTGCGCTTCAAGTTCATTGACGTCCACCCAAGAAACAGCAATTTTTGTCCAGCCCAAACTTCGTGCGGCGCGCCATGTGTGGTTTCCAGCGAGGATTGAGTTATCGGCACGGTTTACTACAATCGGTTTATATTGACCGTTTACTTCAAGGGACTTGGCAATTGCCTCAACATCACCGCGACGTGGGTTTTGGTGATATGACTTTAGGGTTGAGATATCAACAATCTCTGTGTCTACTTTAATCTGCTCGTCCATGAGCAATAGTATAGACTATGTATCAGTCTTTAGAAAAACCTTTTGCTAGTTTCTCTCTGATTTTACGGATTTGTTCTAGGTTTTCTTCCACCGAACACGGTTCATCCTGCTCGGCTCGCTCTAGTTCCAGGCGCTTCGCATTGGCATCCTGAATCTCCCTAATATGCACAGGGTTTATCATTTCGTAGAAATCAGCCCATGCTGGGAAGAACCTAAGAGTCCGCTCTAAGCGCTTTACGGTACTCCTCGCAGTTTCATACTGGTATGGAAGAAGATTATCTTCCCACCTGTACACCTCTTCAACTGTTAATTTTTTATTTGGGAAGACCAAAGATAATTCAGCGATTATCTTGTCTGCTTCGTCTACTGTCATTGTGTTGGTTCCATTTCTCTTCTAATTTTAAATGATGCTCGTGGGAAATTTCATCAAGGTGAAATGGGTCAAGTTCCGTTCCACGAATTTCTTCAGCAAGAATTCTTTGTTTTCTCCACAGTAGGTTGAAATATGTTTGCCCATATCTCCAGCCACCGCTTTTGTATAGCCGTTCATAATCAATGCTGACCGTTGCAATAAAGTCGGTGTAGGTGCAATCATCTTTAAACCACATGCGACTAGAGAGTATAGTGGTCTCTCCATTGAGATGGTGAATGGTTCTCAATAACGGCTTTTGCCTGCTCTTCGCTTTCATACATCCGTACGACATGCACGCACGGGTCTTCTTCGTATAGAAGAGTCTCCTCCTCAATGCTTAGTGGAAGGCCATCGTGGGTATAGCAAACTGGCGGGCCGCACCAGCCTTTTTCAATTCCGTATTTCATCCAATCGTTGTAATCCATATTATGCTCCTCGTTGTTTTCTTGCTTCTGCAATTGCATCCCAGCCACCTGGAACCTGTTTAGATGTTCCAGCATCAACAAACTCCAAAGACGACCAGTGAGTCGCTAGAGCCATTGCTGTTACGGCAGCACCTGGGAATTTGATTTTATAATTTGCGACACGAATATAGATTTCATCAGCGGTTGCAGAGGATTCCTTCAAAAGTTTAACTGCTGCGTTATACTTCTTTCGTTCCTGCGTATTCAGTGTTTCCTGATTAACGCCACAGGCGACAAGCGTTGCAGTCCAAATGTCATCAACTTTTACTGGCTTTCGTGTTCCCTCATCAATTGACATTACTTTTACTGGGACAATTTCAAGAGATACAGAACTTTCTGCCTTTTCTGACTCCCAAGACCTTTTATCTTTTGCTGGGCGAGCCCTATCTGCTTTTTTATCTGTAATCAAAACTGAATACATGGTGCTTGTACCAGTTCTATAATCTCTGCGTAATTCACCAAGTTTTTCCAAGTTATCAAGACAGCGACGAACGGTACGTTCGCTTAAACCAGTCTTCCACGCAATAAGCGCTACTGATGGCCACGAATTTGTACCGTCTTCCCATGCATTATCTGCAATCGCAAGAAGAACAAACCTATCGTTTCCCGTTGAATCGGATTTCTTAAAAACCCTACTCATGCATTCAACTGACATTATTTTCTCCTAATAGAAACTTTTTCTGCTTTTTCAACTTCACAAAAGTCATCTGGGTTAAGACCAGGGAGCATAGCCCGTAATGCGGTTACTCGCCAATCTCGGATTGCTGCGGCTTCGGTAATATTCCGAACTACGGCGTCTATAATTGGCTTTGCTATTGTGATTAAATCAATTACTTCGCCAGTGTTAGGGTCAATTACTGTCCCACCATCACCAGAGAGAGACATGTTAACAACTGCTTCCAATAATGTTTTATGCTCCCAATTTTTGCGGCTTGAACTGACCTTGCGCTCGGCGGTATGATTGCCATGTACGAGGACCTTTTCACCGTTGAGACGCATCCATGTAACAAGGAGTTCGTTTACAGAGTCTTCCACCTCTCTAATTTCACGCTTAAGTTCACCGATTTCAATCAAGGTGTTGAAGAGTACGTCTGGGTCAATCTCTGTAGCACCATCCTGGATACTCCTAACATCAGGGCGAACACTTTTGGTAAGCGTATCCATCATGTTAAAAATCCCGCCAATTAAATTTTCGCTCATTGTTTTCTCCATACTCTAATTTTTAAACCTGGTTGGTCTAAGTTTTCTGCTGATACAAGGATTGATTCAATTTCTGCAAGCCACGGTTTCCCGCAATCAATTTCGCTAGCAATCACCGATGCAATAAATTTTGGGATGTGCCCAAGCATCAAGCCATTATGCTTTACCTTAATTGCGTTTACATCGTACGCATTGTTTTTATCTCGCTCTAGCGTTACACCAAGAGAACCTGAAGCGACGCTAGCGCTAAGACCAAATATGGATTGCGGGTAATTTTCACAGAATGAAACGCCCACAACTTTTGTCGTGAAGGCGTCTGGGGTCATTCTTCGTCTCGCGAAAGCGCCTCATACATGTTAATCATTTGAAGATACTCAACCTCTGAAATCATCTCGTCCCAAGACGATGGGTCTCCAAACGCAAGCACAATTTCTTTTTGTGCGTCTTGTGCAAGTAATGCAATCAGGCTTACAAGTGGCGCTGACGCAACAAGGTTTTCCTCTTTGCGAGAATTTTGAATTCCCTGCAAGGTGATAATCAGATTGTTCAAATCGCCTTTTTGCATTGGCCAAACTCTGCCGTTCAACTTGTCATGCTCTTCACGCAGTGTCTCAAGTTCATCTGGGGTTAAGTCTGCACACATGGTCTTAAATGTTGCGTGCGCATCATTTGATTCATCCTGCGACTTCCAACCAGTCAAAAGTGGTTTCTGCTGCTCTTTTTCAGGAGCCTCTTTGGATTCAATTGCTGGCACCTTATTCTCAATAACGTTGCCAGCAATCATCGCTGATTTTGTCTCAATGCTTTGATTGACAACGTTCTGAACATCTGCGGTCACATTTTTCTTAACACCATTTTTTGTGTCACGAAACTTCAGAAGAATCTTCAGGTCTGTCATTGTGTCTGGGTATCCAGCCTTCTTTAGTGCACGGCCCATTGCCTTTGAGCAAAGAGCATGCCAAGAGTCCGTGTCTTTTGCACCACGAACATCACCCTGCGATTTGAATGCAGTAATGATTCGGTCATCACCAGTAAAACGACTGACTTTTGCAATGCAAAGTTTTTCATCTTTTTTGGTGAATGTCGCTGGGATGTTTACATCCGCTGCAGTTCCTTCGCTGAAGTCAACAGTGGCATCTGGCCAATCTGCTTTAAACATCGCCCACCGAACTGAGGTGGATAGGTAATCGTCATAATTAATCGGCATAATGCCTCCTTTAATTTCCTGGGGACTCCAACTTTACCACCCCATAATTAAAATTGCAAATTATTTGGTCTCTAATTCCGCAATTTTTTTATTAAGTTGGCTGATGATTGACCTTTGGATAGCCGTATCCCGTGCCAATGTTGCCACCTGTGACGATAGGTCTGCAATAACTTCGGAGATATCTGGCTGTACTTCAATTTCTAATTTTTGATTTTGTGTCATATTCCCAGCCTAGCCTCAATTTCTTTTAAGCGGGCATCAAACTTTTGGGCAATTAACACTAATACTGGAATCATAAATCCCAAATCAACCGACCTAATCTTGTCAGCGTCTGCGCCATCTGGGTCTGCCAGCAGACTGCTGGTTTCATACTGTGGGAAAAGTTCTTTAAATTCATCAGCAATAACTCCGATTTGGCCTTTGTATAGGTGCAAGTCCTCATCATCCAAAAAGTTGATTTTGTCAAATTGCCAAATTTTTACTTTATTTAATAATTTATCAATCCAGTCATCTGATGGTTCCTCAATATTTACTTTTACTCTTCTATCGGAAGTAACCGACGCGCCATCCATATATTGCCCATAGACGTTGTCAACAATAAAAAATCCACGCGCACCAGTCCAATCAAGGGCCATGGCATTGTGGCTACCAGGACCGAAAGAGGCATCCTGGTACCTGATTCCGACTCCTCTCCAGTTAGTCCCAGTACCGCTGCTCATAGCGCCAATATATGCTCCTTCCCGAACTTCAACTCCAGCGGTTCCCATTTGTGCATAAAGTGTTCCTGCATAAATTGATTGGAAGCGTCCGTCGTTTTGAACATAGGACTGATAGCCATCGCCTCCAGCAAAAGTGGCGTCGCTCGTGCTTGACAAACCGCCAGTAAAAGTCGCACCATTCGCAGATGTAACAAATCCCGCCGATGAAATTTTGAATGGTGCCGCATTATATGTTGATGCTCCAACCCACATATTTCCAGATGTGTCAACATGGAACGATGTTGTATCCGCTCCGCCAATATCAATGCTTCCGCCGTTGATTGTTCCCGAGAAAGTTCCCGTGGTTGCAGCCATACTTCCAGCAGCAGAAACTTTAAATGGTGCCGCGGCATATGTTGATGCACCAGACCACATATTCCCAGAAGTATCAACATGAAAAGATGAAGTGTCAAAACCACCAATATCAATTGATGTTACGGAGAATGCCCCACCATTAAATTCTGCGGTTCCATCTCCGCCAATTCTCCATCCACTGGTACCAACGGAGTATGTTGCGGACTGAACAGCAGACCCAACAAGGGTAAAGGGCTCATTTGATGATGAGAATGTCCGAGTCGCTGATGTTGTGCCCTTTAGGCCAAGTTCGTTAATTGGTGTGATTACATATGAATATGTTGAACCTGGCGAAGAAAGATTTTCAATTGTTGCCGAATTGCTTGAACCGTCTACTATGACTGTTGAAAACTCAAGAACTTGTGCAACAGAGGCGGATACAGATGCAGAAATATCTGGACCCTGATTTGCCCAGTAAATTACGCTTGATGATGTATTCAAGAGCGGGACATTAAACCCACCAAATCCGTCATCGGTTGAGAGGTTTTTTGCTGGATAAATATTAACGAGCATTCCATTTGTCAGACCGTGCAAAGTTTTTGTTCCAGAAGAAATATTTCCAGAACGGACAAGCGAGAATCCAGTTTTTAATGTCCCTTCACGGAAAACAGAAATTTCGTATTGGGAAGCACGACTATCGGTATTGTCCCATGTCACGGTCACTCGGTTGCTCATTCCAATCGTTGCCGTTGTTGCAGATGCCGACATTGGAGCAGGAAGATTTATATTTGGGGTATGCCCAGTAAATCCAGGTATAATAGACGCATTGAGCGAGCCGTAACCTCCTTGCGTTTCAAGGTCTGAGGCAATATCTGGAAATATTTCCCCAAATGTGACCTCAATAGTTTGTTCATTTGAGTTAGAAATTGCTGCGGAAATCGCACTAATTAACTGGCTTGAATATAGACCGATGGCCGTTTCAACAAGTACCTTGTCTCCAACTGAAAAATCCACCCACGCAACCTGCCCAGTTCTTTCTGGGAACTTTGCTGTCTGCGATAATTTTGCGCCGTCAATTTTACGCATAGCAGAACTTGTAAAGTTAATAATTGCTGGTGAACTAACTGCAGAGTTTTCAAACCAAGATTCACGAATACCGTATACGTTTTTGTTTACGGATACAATTTTATCAATTCCTCTTTGGTCTGAACCGTATGTAACTGTTCGTCTATCAGTAACAGAAGATTTTGTTTCAGAGTTGGTGAGGCTTGGCAATGTGAAGAGCAGTGCCGTATCGCCAGATGTTCTGTCTGTCCCAAATGGTACCGAGCGGATGACGCCATTTCTGTTAAACGGAGTTACAGCAAAACTTACAGAACCAGAAGCATCAAAGTGCCATGATAACCCACACTGTTCCGAGACCTGCTTGATGACTTCACCCATTGTTTTACCCTGCGGAACAGCAAAACGACCAGCATCTTGGATGACACTTCCCTTTGAGTCAAGGTATCCCTTATTGGCGTCAACAACACCATCCAGATATAGCGGCCAACTTACGGCATTAGATGCGCCACCGCGACCGTTTGTCGTAATTGGATAACCAAAGTAGGATGGAGATGCAGAATATTCGTAGCCAGTTTGTGCTTCTTTAAATAAAACCCAAAACGCGCTAAGACCGTTAATTCCGCCAGCGGTATCTGCCCCAAATACAAGATTTACTGTTCCAATTTGGCTGGGCGTAGTCAAACCACCATTAGAAGTAAGTTTAAAAATGCTGTAACCATTTGTTGAGCCTTCGGAAACAAATGCTTGTTTCCCAACTTGGAGATGGTCAAGAACAAGACCATTTGCTATTGACGAACGGACTATTCTCCAGACGGTTGAAACAGAGCCAGTATCCTTAATCCAGTAAATCCCGTTATGCGCTTGGTTTGATTGATTTTTTACAAGGACGTAGTCGCCAACAGTGAGGTCTGTAATGCCATCAATCCCAGCGGAATTAATGCTGCCATTTGATGTTCCCTGTAGTTCTGCACCATCTCCTGGAAAGCCACTAGTAACTGTCCCATTAAAATAGTTTGCCGTTATGGCGGATGTTGTTGCTACGCGAACAATCCATTCGTAACCAATAAAATCTCTATCCCAAAGTTTTGGAAATGAGCCGTTGATTGTGCCAACTCGTCCCTGATTGGAGAATCCAGCGGGGAGAACTACAGCCCAATCAAGTGCAGAACCGATACCCTTGCCAGCGATTGTTACAGTTTCTCCGTCTGGGAGTCGTTCAACCTGCACATCCTCAATAAAAAACGTAAACACTGGGGCGCTATTCCGTACTACCTGCAACGCGTATGGGCCAGTAAGTAAAGATTTACCGTTTTCTAATTCAAAATCTGCAAAAAATTGGTCCTTAAAGTCGTGAACTAATTTTCCAGTTCCATAATCATTGAGTTGGTCGGAAAACTCAATTGATGACCAGCGCGGAACATAGGCAATTACGCTGGCAGCGTTCATCGCTGAAACTACACGAATATCCCAGGTTGAATTAACAGTTTGCATTTAGATGTATGCCCTCTTATAATCTATTGTGCAAGTGCCTCTGCCAGCAGTTGAGTTTTGGCTAAAGACCAAAGTATTAGTTGTTGGAAATAAAACCATCCAGTCCTGGCGGGTTCCAGAACGGTAGAGACCAGAAATAACATTGGTTCCAGTCCCAGTTTTTACTGTTAGTGCTTCAGTATTAATCACAATGCTTGTTCCAGCAGTTACTGTGCCCGTATACCCAATAACCGAAGTTGATGAATATGTTTGATTGGTTAGGCGTGGATTAACCAAATTCTGGGTAGTCGCAGCAAAAGTAATAGTCATATATGTGACTGGGGCAGTCCCGATAACCGCAGCAGAGTTGGAAACGCTAGCCGTAAGGGAGGCAGTAGAGATGGTCCCGACAAGAGACGGAGAGTAGTTGGCATAGTCATACCAGCGTGGGTCGGCAAATACGACATCAACTGTGAACTCGCAATAAGTTAGCGTTTTATGGTCGTCCATATTGAATGAACTAGTAATTTCACCATACCCGTAGCGGGTATCCACTGTTCCAGAGGATGCGACATTGATTCTGCTGTGAGCGATTGTAAGTTGATTTGTTGATGTAAGAATAGCCATAACCGTGTCATAATTAGCATTAAATTGTGAGCGGCGACCAGCCTCTGTTGTCGCAACGATACCAGTAGTCGGGTTTGCATCCGTAATGGTTATGTTCCATGTTTCAGTTCTTGATGTGAAACGCTTTTCCCTCCATGCAACACCATGTATTGATGGAACATCAATGTCATTTCCTTTTTTGCCAGCATGGCTTTTGGTAATAGCATTAATCCAAAACCCGTGATTAGCAAATTCGGTACCGTCAATCGTGTACCATTCGGTAAATCTTGGAAGCAGAGTTGACATAATTTAATCCTAACCGAATAAGCCAGCAGTAGAGAGCGCTTTCATGCGGCGAGCGATTGACTCCTCCGAGGTTTCCGCAATTGGATTATTTACAACAATATTAACCGTGCTCCCAGAACCGTAAGAAGAATTCATGGAATCCGATTGACCAACCTTAAAAAGTTTTTCAAGCGCGATTTGCGTACTGTATCCCTGGAGGGGAATTACTGCTTCTGGTCCGTTCTCGCCTATTATTGCACGGGTCGCCTTTGTAACAATTCCGCCAGATGCCATGTAGTTCCACAATTGGAATCTTTCAATATCCTCTGGACGTACCGCTCCTGGATTGCTCCTGAATAGGTTTACCAAACCGTTGCTCGGAACACCATATTTTGATTTAACGGCGCCTTGTCCAACGGGATTATATGTTGCTCCAGGCGTAGTTCCTGCTGCGGGGGTGGCTGGGGTTGTGTCTTTAGTGTAAGTCTGGTCTGGCGCCGCCTGCATTGGCGGTGGCGTATCAAGAGGATTTGTTACAACCGCTGGTGTAACAAATTTTGTTGCAGATGAATTTGTTGCCTCTTGTGCTGCTGTTTTAATATAACCGAATACGGTCTCCCCTAGACCGTGAAGGGCAATTTGAAACGCCCCGCTTGGGTTTGTAAGACTTAAACCCAAATCATTAATTCCTGTAATTGTATTTGGAATTGACTGCAAAGCAAATTGATGAAACATGTCCGTGGCTTGTTGCATGTTTATGGCTAGGTCAATAGCCGCAGTAACCTGCTCTTCTTGCGCTTTGACAATGTCATATGTTGCTTTTGCAAGTTCAAGAGTTTTATTTTTTTCATCTTGCTTTGCATCCATTAAATTAGTTTCGGCCTTAATTGCGTCTGGGGAAACTTCCGATGCGCTTGCTCGTGCTTCCAGCAAAGCCTGTTCCGCATCAACCATTGCACCAAATGTTCCACGCTTCATTGCGTATGCGCGAGAAGCCTCTTCGTATGCTGTCTGTAATTCCTCAATTCTTGAAAGTTCGTAATCTGTTACATCGGCGCCCATATTCTTGCCGCTTTTTGCAGCGCTATAGGATTTTTCACGCTCTGCCTTTGCGGTGGCTGCTGCGTATCCCATTTGTTCAATAACAAGTTTTTGTCGTGCAAGCATTGCGCTTCCAAGACCCAACTGAGCATTAATATAACTACCGATTGTGCCAAGAGCGGCCGACGCATCCTTCGTAATCTTGTCAATCATTGCTCCAAATGCATTTGAATACTTCCCGAACTTATCAAGGACTGCTTGCATCTTCTTTTCTGCTGGTGTTTCAATCTTCTTATCCCCACCACTACTGCTTGTTCCCGAACCATTAAAGGCTGCTGCGAGTGCTGCTGCCGCTGCTGCGGCTGTAGCAGCACTTGCTATTGCCGCAGGAGTTGTTCCTGGAGTGGTTGAACCAGTGCCACCAGCGCCACCAGCGCCTCCATTTCCCGTTGCATACTTTTCGGCTAATGCTGCAAGGCGAACACCCTGTGTTGCAATTGCCGCATCAGATGCTCCTAGTCCCTGAACCATCCCATCAACAAAACCCTTACCGCCAGTTTTTCCAAAGTTTTTCATTCTATCAATCATGTCTTTGGCACTTGAACCGTTAGCAATTCCGAGGAGTATTCCATCCGTAATCGGTTTGCCAATTTTTTCTTGAGCAAGTTTTGAAGGAGATTTAATTCCCCAAAAATCTTTAATTGTTTGAAAAAGGTTATTATTAAATGCCTCCATTCCAGGCGCTGCTGCATTGGCTGCATCTAGCGCGTTCTGATTAATCCCTTCTGAAATTTTTCCCAAAAGACCAGCGTCCATTTCCCCTTGGGAGCCAGTGAAGGCACCAGCGCCAACAAGTGTTCCCTGCAATTCTCCTGGTTTAAAATTAATTGAGTCAAGAGTTGCTTTTGCTTGCTCTTGTGTCATCTTTCCGCCAGCAGTCATTACTTTGACAATATTTTCGTAACCAGCAGTTATTGTTGCTGCGGCGTAATCAAGACCCTTTGCTGGGTCCATTGCCTCGGCATTAGCGGTATCAAGAATTGCATCGCGGTACTTTTGGAGTTTGGTAATTGCAGCCCCACCCTTTTCGGAGTATGGGTCAAGCCCACCAGAACCAGCATCAGATAAGGCCTTCCTGACATCTCTGATTGCGTCTCCAAGGTTAACTTGTATTCCAATAAAATCATTTGATAGGCCAAGAACTGCTTTTTGACCTTCTTCAAATTTTTTAATGGCTCCAGTAGCCATGCCATATTCATCAGCCATCGCTTGAATTGCTGGGTTTAGACCAGTACCAAAAGTATCAGCAAGTTCCATTACGGCCATTTTTTGCTGCTCGGTTACGGTTACTGATTTGGCAGTAGCATCAATGTGGTTTTGAATCACATCATTAAATACACCAAATTCTTCTATTGGAGTGGCATTTCCAAGTTTTTTGTATCCGTCAGCAAGTTCGCTTGTTATTTCTTTTGCAGTTTTTTCTTCAACTCCAAGTTCGGTAAAGAATGCAGTAATTCCCTTTTGATTATCCACATTTCCAAACATCTTTTCAAAACTTCCAGAGGATTCTTTTGTTAAACCTCCGATATCTTTCAAATCCTTAAAAGCACCTTGTGTAAAAGTTGTCCAAGCATATCCTTGGTCATCAACACTTAGTGTGCTCTTTTTTATAGCACCGTCCACTGTTTTCAATCCGTAAAGGAATGTATTTAAATTTTTTGTTTGAGAAAATGATGTGCTCAGTTCTTCTCCCAAGCCACTTACTACTGCTGTGGTAACTGCAAGAGTTTCCGACAGGGTTTTTGTATCATTATTACTCATTCCTTCTGGGCCAAATAATGTTGCAAGAACAGCATTTACATCATTTACATCTGTTTTAGTTTTTGCAAGTATCGCTTTAAATGCTGGACCGACTAAAACATCGCCCATTCCTTCGTCGTCTGCATAACTTACTTTTCCAAAGTCTCTATGGAATCCAAGTATGAACTGTGCCTGAACAAGTTGACCAACTTTATCCATTTCTTGCCCAAGAGGGGCCATTCCAGCGGCTGCTTGAACAATCATTCCTGGGGTTACAGACAATGAATCCTGGAACCACATCATCAAAGATTTCTTTGACTCTTCAGTCAATCCAGTCATTCGTTTGATTACAGAAGCGGCATATGCTGCTGCTTCTGGAGAACCAGGATTACGTTTTCCAATCTCGGCTACTGCACTCTGAACATCTTTAGATAGTTCTTCTTCAATTTGTTTTTTTGTATCTGAATCAAGAGCGCCGCCAGTAAAGTTAAGTTTGTTTTGTTTTAGATTGAGTGACACATCAATCTGGTCCATTTTTACTGCGTCACCAAGGAATGTGGTCATGTCTGAAAGCGATTTATTTGTTTTATCTAAACCATCAGTTTTTCCACCAAATGGACCAAGTCCAAACGTTGATGCAACGGTTGCAATCAACATGCCAACCATCATTATTTCTGGAAGCATTACCATTAATTTCGTTCCAAATGCCTGAGTCGCTGTACCAGCATTCATAATTGCAACTGTTGCCGCATCGGTTGAAATTGCATCTAGTTCACTTGCATCTGCTGCGGCCATTGTCAAGAATCTACGCTCAATGAGGCTTCCGTTATTTTCTCTAGCAATCAGTAGTGCTTTTTTTGTGCTGAGGCTATTTGTTGCTTCTGCAGCGGTTAATTGATTAAGTGCTGCTGCTTCCTGGTCGGTGGTCATTGTTAGGCCGCCAAATGCCTTACTTGACTGTTGTGCGGCTTGTCCACCAAGGCGAAGTCCTTGCGTCATGCCACGAATCACTGTTTGTAGGTGTCCACCAAGTCGGACCATTGAACTCCATGTTCTGAATAGCCCATTTGCCATTTTTGCACCGATGAAAAACGCAAAACCAAGAGAGCCTACAATCTTAAAAAGGCCAGAAAATATTCTTGATAGAAACCCAGAACCTTGTCCAAGTTTAAAAATTGCACTAGCCGCACCAGTTAATACTTGACCCATCTGCATTAACCCACTAGCAACAGGCATCAGGGTCTGCCCAAGTCCGATAAGTGCCGTTTGCGAACTCGCCAAGGCTGCTTTGAATTTATAGTCTGCCGTTTCGGAGTAGACTCTAAATGCCTCTGCCGCATCACCAGCAGAGCCACCTACGGCATCAAAAATCTTTCTGTTTTCTTCAAGGTTTGGACCCAATAATGAAAGAACAGCCTGAAGCGCTCGTACGTTACCAAAAACTTTTGTTAATCCAGAAACCGCAACCGAAGTATCCGTACCGCCAAGTTTTGCATTCAACATTGATAGAGCGTCAAGTAATCCGTTCTCTTGAACATTCTTTCTGACCTCTTCTGCACTTGTTCCAGCAGCAAATAGTTCTTCTTTGGCGGCTTTTGCTGGTTTCAACAATTGAGACATAACTTGGCGCAAATAAATTGCTGCCGTTCCAGCGGTTGTACCAGTACGAGTTAATGAAGCCATTCCAGCAGAGACATCCTCAAACGTCGCACCAAATGTTGCAGCAATTGGGAGGACCTTGCCAAGGGAGGGTGCCAATTGGTCTGCTTCAACTTTTCCTTCTTTTACGGCTGCGGTCAAAATATCTGCAGCGTTTGCCGCTGAATAGTTTCCTTCTCCGTACGCGTTAATTACCGACGTAAGAGCATCGGCTACAACTTTTGTTTCTCCAAGACCAGCGGCGGCCGCTCTTGCGGCTTGATTGAGAACATTAATTGCTTCTGCACCTTTAATACCAGCAGAAGAAATGAAGTACATGGCATCTGCAAGTTCAAGCGGTGCGCGAGCGGTATTTGCGGCCATTCCAAGAATATCTCTTGAAAATGACTGAACTTCTTTTGCAGAAATACCCACCAGTCCCTGGATTTTCTTCATTGATTTTTCAAAGTTTCTAGATGCCTGAATTGCGGCTCCGCCAAGCATGGCAAGAGGCATAATCATCGTGTAGTTAATCAACGAGGAGGTTTGGCGCATTGCATCGCCCATTTGGCGAATTGGCACCTGAGAGCGAGTAAACTGGCTCGCCATTGCATTAAGCGAATTAGTCGTGCTCCGCATTGCACCGCTAGCGGCACCCGCACCAGTAGCGGAAATAATTACACTTACATGAAGTGGTGGTATGGCGCCGCCGCCGATGCTTGACATAAAATAATTTTTACATCATTAAGCAATAATGTCAAATGCTTTGAGCGTAAATGGTTATTACAATACTAACCAGTTTGGAGGCCCATGGACTTGGCAAAATTCATAATATCGTTTGCGCCAGATTTTTGTTTCATGTATCCCATGCCTTCAAAAACTGCGCTAACTTGTGCTGGGCTTAGGTCCCAGAACTCTTCGTACGAGCGGCCCGTTTGACTCCAGGTTGTGTACCAGATTTTCCACGGGAGTCTTCCATCGTCTGATTGTTTTGGCTGATTGCCTCGTCTAGCAGTTTCTTTTGCTCGTCTGCGAGTTCGGCGCTCTGCTTCAGCATCCGACTCGCGATGGTGGGGTCCACGCCGTTGGCAAGAGCCCAAGCAACACCGACTGCATTAGAGTAATGCATGATTTGCCCCTCCAACATCATTTCGCCAATTGCGTCTTGTGGTTTTTTTAATGCATAAGCCAATGTTTGGCGAAGCGTTGAAACTGGTTTCTGTTCAAGCGTCTGTTGCCACATATCAAGCGAACCCCAATGGTCCTCAATGTCGGAAATAACGTTATTACTGAAACGGACAAAAACAGTTTCTTTAACCGTTTCTCCAACTTCATCATATTCGCGTTCCCACACTTGTGGTTCAACTTGTTTGACTTTTGCGACTTCGCAAGAGATGCCTTTATTTTTTAATACAATTGGTGTGTAATCCATACGGGCACTATACACACTTATTGCCACCAATGCAAACGCCCTCCCGAAGGAGGGCGTCTACAACAAGGAGTTGTTATTAATCAGTTATTATGCTGACAAACCAGCGGCTGATTCACGGAACTGTGCAGTACCGAAACCAACGCTAGCGTAGATTGGCAGAATTGCTTCTGCGTCAAACGCTGGCTTGCCGAAGTTGTCTGTTGAAGAGTTCATAATGGTTCCACCAGTGACTTGGCACTTGTTGAGGGTCATTACGAGTTCTGCCAACGATGCTTCTAGGTCGCTGATAAGGAATTCAACTTTGAAGTATGGGAGGCTTTGGCCATCAAACGACAACGATGAAGTCTCTGACGAACCAGAGCCTGCTGAAACTACTGAACCACCAAAGATGGTTGAAAGAACATCAAGGCTCAATTCGCTATAAGTTGCCTTAAAGTTGAGGCGGTCAATCTTGCCCTTCTTGGCAAGAATCTTTCCGTCACCCTTGAGTTCTTGGTTAACGAAGTTCGGCTCTACCGAAACTTCCTGGATACCAGGAACGTCAACTGCCGAGCCGTAGGTGATGCCTGCGACGGTGTCCGTGAGTACAGGGTAAACCTTGCAATCGTGAACATCAAATGTAATTGTGGACTTTACTGCTGCCATTTTATGACTCCTTGAGGTGTATGACTACTGGCTTATTTTATATCTTTTTACGGGTAAGTGTTAGAGGGTTATTGCGGGATACCGTTAGCGGCTTCATAGTCCAGCACTGCTTGTGGCATTGCTTGACCTTCCGTGAAACGGATGTGCCAAGGCTCTGCTCCTGGGTTATCAACAACTTCATGGCTGAAGCCGAACTTCTGCTCATTTGCAAGAAGCCAAGCCATAATCTTGCCATTGGCATTAGCAATGTCAATGGCCAGACCAAGCATGTGGCGCGAACACGTTTTGGCGTCGTCATTTGGCGCAGCAAGAGGAGCATTGCCCTTCTTTAGATACCATTTTACGCCATTCCATGTACGTGTTGAGGTATCTTGCAATACATCCTTTGTGTAGCGAGTAAGGAAGCCTTTGGTTTGGGTCTCAATACTGCGGAATGTGTCGCCGTCGCTAGTCGGTTTTAGGACTACGCCTTCTGCTGCTGCGGCTGCTTTCATCGCCTCAAATGCGCGGGCAGCACAATGGTGCATATGACCACCGCAAGAAAGTTTGCGGAGCATTCCAGGAGTGATTTCGCTCGGCTTCTTGCCCTTAAGGTGTTCGCAGAATTTAATTTCTACTACTGGCCAACTCTCTTTTGACATTACTACTTCTTTTCTGTGCCAAAGAATGAAGCGACCGATGGGTCACCAATCTTGGTTGATGCAAATGCAAGTGCTGCTGCTACGAGTGGCATAGCAAGTGCTGTGAGCATTGGGTCAACGTTGTACTTATTGCAAAGGTAAACTACGACGCCCATTGCGCCACCTTTTGCTACACCATCTGCTGCTGTTGCTGATTTCATGTTTGCTCCTTAACTAGGTACAAACAGTCTTGCTCATAAAATGCGTATATGCCAACTATGGCTTAGTTTTATTATAAAAACGTTTCATCAAATCGCCGATAATGCTCTGTTGTTGGACTTCATCGCCATCCGTAACAGCATCAACAACGGACCTTTTAGCCTCAATAAGGTCATAGATATCCTCGTCAATGGTATTGGCCCCAATTAGGTACCAAGCCTGAACGCTGTTTTTTTGTCCAATTCTGTGGGCTCTATCTTCGCACTGGTCATGTTCGCCTGGCGTCCATCCCTGCTGAACAAAACAAACATCCGAGGAGGCGGTGAGGGTAAGTCCAACTCCACCAGCCTGAATATTCAAAACAATAACTCTGCTCTTTGGGTCAGTCTGGAAAGAGTCAACAGCATGCTGCCTATCTTCCATTGAGTCTCTACCACTAACGCGCAGGTTTCCATAACGCGCAGCGAGTTTGTCAACTACAGATACGTTATGCGCAAAAATAATCAATTTCCTATCGCAAGATTCAAGGAAAGAATCAATCCACTCAATCACCGATTCCATTTTTGCATCTGCTGCTAACCGCTTCAAAACGGTAGTCCTGCTCAAGTGCTCTGCTGAGTCAGATGTTTTATAGCCGTTCTCTGAAAGAAATGCAATCAAATCTTTTTCTGCTTTTTTGTACTCTTTCCACCCATCACCAGACGGTTCAATATGAACGACATTTCGCGTCTTTGCTGGGAGTTCTGTAAGTACCTCATCCTTGGTTCGGCGCATATAACAGTTCTGTCGCAACTTAAGATTTAATTCACCAAGATTTGATGCGCCCTTTGTATCCCACCCGAACCCATTATGCTTTGCATCCGTGTAGCGCTTTAGGAATGCCCACTTGCCGCCAAAGCGACCAATCATCCCAAGAACCTCAAGTTGACTGACCAACTCTTCTGGCCTATTTGTAACTGGAGTTCCAGACAACAGGAGAACGGTCCCAGACTGTGGAATACTCTTTGCGATATCCCTTACCGCGGCAGTACGTTTTGTCTTTGATGTTTTAATGTAGTGAGACTCATCAAGAACTAATCCCATTGGGGAAAGATGGAGTATCGGCTCAACAAACCGCCCGACAATGTCATAGTTGACAATGTTTATATCGGCGCTATTGATGTCGGTCTTTGAAGAAACAACATTTGTGCTTCTATGCGGGAGCCACTTATTTAATTCGCGCCTCCAGTTTTCCTTTAAAGATGCTGGACAAACGATTACGGCTGGGAATGCATTTCTGTGCTCTAGCGATGCAATAGCCTCTACTGTTTTCCCAAGACCCATTTGGTCGGCAATCAAGCATCGTCCGACTTTTGACACATAAGCAACCGCGGCTCTCTGGTATGGCATGAGGGTGCCGTTTAGTGTCGGTACATCAATATCGGCATCCGTTGATGCTGATTGCTCCAATAGTTCTGCCGACTTCTTTGTCAAATCAAGAATGTTTTTGCGCAACTGAGCAGAAATATCTAAATCGTATTTGTCGGCAAACTCAAGAACAGAAATTGATAGTGGGGCAAGCCAGCATTTTTTCTTTACATCCCATCTGCGTTGGGGAATGGCCTTAATATCCGTGACTGCTGATTCGCTGTATGGAAATTTGATAAGTGCAAGACCGCGCTTATCAAGCGTTATTGATTTCTCTGTGTCAATCATGTCAAACTCTGGTAATTGTGTTTGGGCTTCTTCGGAAACCGTGAAATTGTATTTATTGGCTATCTCTGCAAGTTTTAGTTTAGCCGATTCTGGAGCAAACCAAACAGAAACTGCTGTATTCCAAACAATGTCTGGAATTTGTTTAATTTCAGCAATGACCTGTTCGTCATACTCGGAGCGTATTACAAAGTACTCATCTACTTTAGAGATTTTTCTTTTTGGTCCAGTATCATTTATTTGTTTTATCTCGTCAACTGGGTCACTTGAGGCTCTTTTTGGAGTCTCAATTTCATCGTAGATAATTCCATAGTTCTTTAATTGCTTGGAGTATTTTGCAAGCATTAGCCACGCACTATAAGCAATTGACGGCGTCCATAAAGAATCTGGGATTAGCGCTAATTGTGTTCCAAACCTAGAATCTGGGCGAGAGAATCCAACCCCATCTTCTGATTGAGCGCCATCGCAAGCAAGCGCAAGAGCCCTTACCGCTTTGGAAAGTTGAGAGTAATTCTTGTCCACACGCTATTTTGCGGAAGAAATGCTAGACCACAAAATTTGGTCATAAACCTCTGCTACCGCATCGGCATCCATTGCTGCCTTTTTGTGCTCATAGATTGCTCTTGTTAGACGCACAATTTCATCGGTGTGTGATACTGAATCATTTTCACCAACCAAAATTTTTACTTGTGTTAGGCGATTGCTAATTCCGTTTCTGTATCTTTGTGCTTTTCTTTGCCAAGAATCATATTTTTCTTTTTCTTCAAGATATTTATCTAGTGCGTACCCACCATACTTTGCTTCTTGCGATAGCAAACTAATTTTGTTATGGTGAAACTGCATTGATGACTCTGCATCAGAAAGCGCAGTTGTAAGCGCCTGGCACCAGGCCAAATGGTTTTTGGGGTCCTGGAGCCATTCCTGCTCCTCTACCGTTGCGTCGCCCTTGCATTCACGCTTTGCTATGTCTAATAAGTTATTTGGGTCAATCATTAAATTCTCCGAACTAAGTTAGTGAGAGCCTATCAGGTATGCCTCACGCCAAAAAACTATTCGCTGAATTCACCAAGTGCGTGGTCGCGGATGTGGCCATCCAGTTTTTCTTCAGTTCTTTCTACGCCCTTTTCAACTCTGTCAATTGAAATTCCAAGACTCTTTGCAACGGTTTCAAGTTTGTCTACAACAAAATTATGGTCCGCTTTATTCTCTTCCCATCTAGTATTTGTGGAGCGCCTAGCATGCTCTATGTATGCAACAATTATCAGTGAAACTGCACCGATTAATGCCACATATATTTGTTCCACTACTCTTCATCTCCAGATGTAAGAGCAAACCCAATTGCGTGTATCGCCAGGGCTGCAATAGACATATAAATACCCCATTTTTGAGTCTGCCCACTGAGGGTAATCAAAACAAGACCAGTTCCAGCGAGAGTCCATCCGAGCGAGGAGAGTTCTCCAATAATCTTCTTCAGCATAGGCAATCCTTACAGCAGGGTATAGTTATTTTATTTAATCATGCCCAACTGGTATAGAAGGAGTTGGCTACAGTCAGCGTCTGACTCGCCGCGCACGGCGTTGTTTTTTCCCACTAGTTTTCTTATCTGGTGCTGGAACATCTCCGCCACCACCAGAATTGCCACCAGAAGGGCCTCCAGAGCCACCAGAAGGGCCAGAACTGCCGCTAGAGGCGCCAGAGGCTCCAGTGGCCCCAACGGCTGCCACAGCGGCTCCTGCAGCGACAAGCGTCCTTCTAGAGCCAACATCAATACCCGAACCGAGTGGGACATAGCTATCAAAAACTCCAGCAAAAACATTTATTTGTTCTTGGAATGCATTTTTTACATCTACTGGGGCGTCGGTAAGGGCCTCTGATATCGCTTGCCCCTCTTCCAACGAGACCTCGGCAACGACGACCG